TAGAGGCAAATAATTACGCTCTGTTGCTCCGGCATTGCTTAGTCTCTTTTGCCAATTAGAAATACTACTAGGAAAATATGTATCTGTATTTGGATTACTAGCTTCGTACCCTGTACTATCTACAGTAATATTGTAATCATTTCTTCTACTATCGGGCGCATCTAAAGTAAGTGTAGTTAAATCGTTTTTGTAAAAATTTAAACTATTATCTACAGTAATTGTTTCAGGAGCATTACTACTAGTTTTAATAGATAAGGGTAAATGTTTTCCATTTGGCTCCATAGGATCTAGCATTTGTATGTAAACTACTTCGTAGACTGGAACATTAGATATAGGATCAAATGCCACAGCTTTCTCGATGCTTCCAAATTGAAAACGTTTCTTTTTATTGTTTAACGTCATAGCACTAACATATGCAGAAGCATATAAATTTTGTATTCCTGCGTATATTAATATAGATAAATTAGTTTGTACTCCAAAATTTGGATCTTCTGGTCTATAAATGCTGGATGGCGTGAATACTGTACTGTTGTTTATAAAACTGCTAAACAATGCTCTTTGGGCAGGGATCAAAAATGGTCTTGCTGTAATATTATTGTAAATTGTAGTATTCGGAGTAGTGATAGTTAGAGTAAATGTTTTATCAATTGCACTATAGGCATATTGATCGGCTGCTTCAACAGTAAATGTATATGTTCTATCGTAAGTTGTCTTACCAGCATCGAATGTAGTTTGTGATCTGTCAATGGTTAACAACCCTGGCAAATTATTTACTAGATCATCAAACTGATTTGGAATTCCTAAAATCTCGCCATCGCCGTTCAATTTAAGTCCTGGTGGTAAAGATCCTGCCGTTAAATTATACGTAACAATGGCATCTGGTACACTAGTAGTAGCCAATAGATTCAATGTACATATATAATCGGCTGGTATAGATCCTAAATTACTAGGAGAGCTCCAGGTTATAACACTGTTAATACTTCCTAATATTGTAATATTAAATACTCTACTAGCAGATATAACTTCACTATTATTATCGCCAGGTCTACTGGCTGTAATAGTAAATTTATAATTTTTAGTAACACTTGGTTGATAAGGTACTAGTCCGTAGAGATCACCTGATACAGGATCAAAATTTAAACCTAATGGTAGTTTACTTAAACTTCCTATATAAAAATAAGTATTATTAGGAATAGAAATTAATAATGCACTTGACAGTGCTAATCTATAACGAGTAGGAGTTAATTGTGTTACTCCTGTTATTGTATAGATAGTATTATCAGCAGAATTTATATAATTATCTAATGTAAAAAATTGTCCTATTACTGGAATACTTGATAAATCTTGAACAGTAACAGACGTACTACCTAAAATATTATCAGTTATTAACATTTGATATGCAACAGCATATACTTCTTCATTTGTGGTCTCTAATCTGAATTCTACGTTTCTATTGTCATATAATGCAACAGGAATTGTTATATAGTTATTTGATCTAAATATTCCTAAATTACTATCAGTTAACCACACTGGACGTCTCAAATATGTTGAATCGGCTGTGAATTCGTCAGCTTGACCGTCTAGTGTAATACTATCTGCTCTAAATTCATCAGTTCCGGTAACAAATATTTTAAAAATTCTTTGACTATAATTAGTACCATCAGTTACTGTGACTTTAAATTGATAATTTAAACTTAATGTTTGTGTGACTACTGAAGGTGTAAAATAATCAAAAATTACATCGTCGTATTGGTAGCTGTCAAAACCATTAGTCGATCTTAAACCAAAATCAAATACTCCCTTGTCATAACCCTGTTCGTCGAAATTTCCAACACCGTCATTGACGGTAATCTGAGGAGAAGGTTCGATGTAACCACTAATGAGACCTGAAGAATTTAAAGATAATCCTGGCGGAAGAATGCCGTCACCGTCGGCAATATAAAATGTTAGAGTTGCACCTGAAGCAACATTTAAATCGGAAACTTCTATTTGATAATTGATATAAGTTTGATCTGGTGTATAAAATTGTTTACTTGGCCCTAAGGGCAATGATCCTGCAGGAGTTATAAATGTCGGAGGATTATAACCGTAAACACTGATTGTAAATGTTCTATCGGATATACTAATACCATCGGATGCTCTTATACAGAATGTATAAGTTGTTTGATTAGCTACTGCTAGTGGTGCACCTGTAAGATTACTGCCTATTAAAAATATGCCATCGGGCAAATTTCCTGATATAATTGTAAAAGTAATACCTCTGCTGTTTGATACTGGTAATGCCAACGTAACAGATTGCTGTTCTTGCAGAGTTCCAAATGAATACCCGCTAGGTTGTGTCCAAACATTTAACATTTTAATAACCGCCGGTTAATGGTGATCTTTTCCAAGTATTAGGTGCTGTACAAACATAAATGTAGTTGGTATCCCATGAAATTTGTCCAATAGTACCTGTTGAATTTGAACTTTTTGTGCCGGATGTACTAGGCCATGCGGTATTTTGTATTGTGCCATCTTGAAAAGTTACATTACCATTAGTTGCATTGATTTCAAATACTGAACCATTGATGGCAAAATTTCCAGAAGCATATAAATATCCGCTTAGTGATAAATTAGTTGCGGTAGTAGTTCCTGTCAATATAGGATTTGCATTAAAAACAGCATATCCAGTTCCAGTAGCATCGGGTATTATAGACAGCAACTGACTACTACTTGTATTTGCAAATTGGTTTAATGTACTGGCAGTAGTTGTTAAAATACCGCTAGTAGGCAGTGTTACATTGGTAACACCAGTAGATGTTAATGTGATATTATTAGTACCTGCGGTAGTAAGGCTAACACCTAAAGTTAAAAAATGACCTCCTACAGATAGTGAAGTTTGCCCAAACTCGCCAAAATCATAATCATTGTTTGGAGGATTAGTAATACCACTTAATACTCCAGTTCCATTAAAATCTACAGTATAACCTCTGCTATTTCTTTGCCAGCCAGTTGGGTAAGTAACAGAACCAAAATCTGCAATAAGATTGGTAGTAGGAACCATTGCAGAAAATAAACCTGCAGCTATATTTGGATCTTGACCATATATGGTATTTTGTATATCACCACCGAACGTATGATGACCATTTAAATTTAAATTATTGTTTAGTGTAGGAGTTGAATCGTTAATTAGTATAGTCTTTGCTTCTAAATTAACTGTGCTTGCATCAGTTGATATTGTTACTGTATTTCCTGTACTAGTTAATGTTTTAAATTCTAAATTAATACCGTTTTTATCGGCAAATACTCCAGTTCCAGAACCTAAGTTAACAGCAGTACTAATTGCTGCCTCAGCATTAAGAACAGCAAAGTTACTGTTTACCTTAGTAAATGCGGTGCGTAAATCGTCACCTGTGCCGTCATTAGCATAGCTACCTAAATTGATTGTTTGTATTGTCATTTGCAGTCTCTTTTAGTATTTACCATGTTCCAGCATCATACGTGTGCCTCTTCCAAATATTAGTAGTACCGTCATACGATGCTGTGCAGTAGTAAAAATATACAGAATCAAACGCAACCATTCCTGCTATATCGCCTGTTTTACCAGTACTGTGAGTAGGCACAATTTGCGGGTATAAATCAGCAAAATTTGCATTTACCTTACCAAATGCTACACGAATAGTATCTGCACCTGTAGCATTTGGTGTTGCGCCGATGTTTATATTTTGTTGAGTCATTATGCTCTCCCTACAGCAACTTCAATGACTCCAGCTTCGCCGTAGTCCTTATCTTCTAATGCTTTGCCAACAATAGCACCTAAAGTAGGAGTTGCAGCACGTACGGCATATCCAGGAGTAGCACTTGTAGTTAAGATATCTCCTTTCTTCACCCGTCCTACAACTTTACATGGTACACGACCTGCAAGTGCAAGACACGCCCTAGTTCCTTTTAGTTGACTATTCATAGTATATGCCGGATCTGTTGTTACAATACCAGCACAACGTGTGTCATTAATTGTTGTAGTAGTTGTAGTTTCTGCATCACCTCCAAATACTAATACTGTACCAGGTTCGTATTCTGCATCAGCTGTATACCATTCAGCTAAGTCGCTATACGTAGCTTGAAGTTGTGTTCCAGTTCCGCTTAATGTCCAAGTACCTGTAATAGTACCTGCATTAGTTCCACTACCTGTTGTTAATGTACTACTTAATAATGTTCCACCATATGTATACAAATCGATATAACTACCGCTTTGAACTTGCCAATTACCTTGTATGCTGCCTTTAACAGTATTATCTGTACTATTAGTAAACAAGTTTTTAGCAAGTAATGTACCATTAGTATGATCGACAGC